CGGGTACCCAAAATACCTCCAGAAACGCTTATCTGGGGGCGCCGCCGCTAGCATAACTGCTAGCGGTTATCTCCGGATTTCTCCGGATACTCGTCCTCGTCTTTCGACGAACGGTGAACGGCGCTTCGGAAGAAGAACCCCGAAGAGCTGCTATCATATGAACGTTAAGTTCATTCCCTATCCATACTGTCTTAACATCTTTGACAGCATGGTGGATGAGCTCTAGCCAAGTCCATGTTTGAAGGTCTTTCGACCAACGAGCATGAGCAGAAGCTAGAAACTCATCCTGCGATACGACGTAAGAAGAATCGGAAGAACCATGTTCAATGGGTCTAACGAACCTCAAACGTGGTGGTATTAGAGAGATTATCCAATCTCTCACACCCTCGAAGAAGACGAAACAACGTCTGCTTCGGCGTATTGCATTAAGGAACTTAATGAAGCTTTCAAGCGAATCGAAAGCGTCATCAAGTACGACAGGACGTACGTCCTCACCGTTGAACCAGTCTGAACCGCAAGACTCTCTAAAGGGACCTTCAATGAAGGTCTTCTTACTGTTTACCGCGAAGCCAATTTCATTCAATAAAGCAATGAGACTGGCCGCATGTTTCTTCCTAACGATGATGTCATCACCGTACACGAGAAAATCGTGTCCGGGAGTGCCAGCACCGACGGAATTGCAGGCTGCTGCAAACAGTAGAGTTTCGAGCGGAAAACAGAAGCCGTTGCCCATTGAGCAAAACTTCTCGTAGGTAGTAATTTCACTACCGTGACGATAGGCTTTGCTTCTGATTCTATTGAGAAAATAGAACCAGTCATGGGGAAGAACCTGTCGGCATATCTCAATAGAGATGCTATCACTAGCAGACTCTAAATCGATTGTGACGAAAGATTCTTCTGTATCGCTCTCAGAACCCTTACGGGCAAAGAGAGCATTACGGGACTGATCAGTCAGGTCTAGACCGATGCGACGCAAGCGATTGCGAAGCACCGTATCGATTCCTTTCTGAACATACCCGTTCCACAACGGCTCGACTGCAATAGACCTGTGGGTCTTTGCAGTCTTCGGG